GATTTGCTTCTCTGCCGGGTACAAGTCTTTGACCTTCATGTTCAATGCTTCGCAGATTTGGTTCACGTTGCATGGTGAGCCGTAATGACACGAGAACAAGACGCGGCCATCGTCACCTTCCTTAACAGAGAGCGACGGGTTATCGTCATCAGCACGACACGGGCAGCTTGCATGCCAGTTGGAGCCAGCCTTCTTCACGTTGCGAAGCTTGCTTAGTACATTGTCTACTGGCGATTGTTGTGTCATTTACGTTTCCTGGTGAGTATTGGGTCTTGGTAGCCAGGAATTTCTAGCATAATTCCGAGTTGATTGCGAATTACGTGTCGTTCACGTTCGGTCATGCCGCCCCATATGCCGTGAAGTTCCCATTTGAGTGCATAGTTTCCGCAGTCGTCCTTTACCGCGCACGACTTACAAGTTTGTAAAGCAAGTCGAGCTTCACGGGTAATCCCACGCCCTCTAGGGTCCGGATAAAACCAGCTAACGGGTTTGCCGGTGCATGCTCCGTTACGTGGTGGATTGTCCAATTGCATAATGCTCCTTGCCGCAATTGAGCGACTCTAAAGCATTAGAAGCGTCGCGTCAATACCCGCCATGCGTGTTTGATTCGTACGGGGAATGGTACCTGCTTGTCGGCTATCGATGCAACGATATGTTGCTGCCAAGTATTTGATACGGAATACACTTCCCTAACCATCATGTCCCAGTATGGGGAATTGCGAGCCTTTAGCCATGCGCGTTCATCAAATATGCCGTACTGGTTCCATAACGATTGCTCAAGGTCACTCTTTGAGCCAACTATTTCTAGGCTCCACCCAGTCTGTGCTTCTACTGCACACATCAGTGAGTACATGCCGCCGTCTCCGTAATGTTCTTTAACGAACTGAGCGATGTCATTTAAAGAATTAAATACACCGTCTTCGTTGTTGTACTCATCCATCATTGATGGCTTGAAACTAATCAACTGTTCCATAAATGATTCGCCGTCAAAGTCGTCTTCTAGGAAGTCATCATCACCGTCGAAGCTGTTATCACTCATCGACTCAATGATAACACCAGGTCGTACGCTTGCAATTTCATACGTGTTGCGTGAGAAGTGTCGTCCATACTTGCTGCAGCGCGCTCCATCGGAGTTGATTCGCGAAAGTGGTCTAAGTATTCACCAATTGCATTAACTAGCGCCCATCCATTGTGTCCGAAACGTGCAGCGTTTTTGTCTGTTGAATACAGGGCGCGAATGGTGTCATGTATTCCTTCACGACGCCGGCGTTGCCTCTCCGTCTCTTCTGACTTAATTGGGTACAAACCATTGAGAACCTTGTCTATGTTCCCTGTTGCAGGAGACGTATTGATACGTAGCATTTGTTCTGCTTGCCGGGTGAACGCTTCAGACCACGCGGTAGAGAGGTTGAGAACTGTTCGCGCATCATCCATTGCAAAGTCGACGTTACGAGTGTGACGAGCAGTGAACACGCGCTGCGCTTCGCGGAGACCAAGAACAACAGTGTTATTACATACGGCCCGAATGTCGGTGTTTGCGTAGCGAATCGGCCAGATGCCATCATGCCCAGTTGATACAACCAGGTAGCGAGCAATCTTGTCGTTAACACCAGCCGGGTCAACAACAATTGCGCCAAGGTCTATGGTCGCAAAGAACCGAGCTCCACCACGAAGGGCTCCGCAGGTGTCTATTACCGCGTCTCCATCAGAAGCTCCGATAACGGCCATGGCGCGCTCCAGTACCTCTCTGTTTTGGCGAACCTCATAACGGGTTCCGACAGTAGCCAGGGCGTCAAACGTGCCGTCGGTATCCATGCGTAGGGTTGCGCGCGAATCCTCAATCATTACGGGTTTGCCATCAGTGTTTCTTATTAGTTCGCCATTGTCGTCAACTGCTGCGACTTTAGTTAGAATCACGTCGTAATCGGTATACGAGGCTGCAAGCATTGCCTCTACGGTCTGTAGCTCACGGACAGAGGTGCCAAGACGATGCCAAGGGACCACATGGCCGGCGTATGCCATTCTTGCTTTGCCGTCTTTTGTGAAGTCTAATTCATGTGCCATAAAGCCCTCTGTCATTTCTACTCAATTTATCCAAATTGTATGTGACCGCCTTGCTTTATTAGTGCAACTCGCGTATATTTGCTCCATGTTTAATTACGACGACGAAACAATGACCTTTAAAGAGATGTGTGAAGTTGGTGGCGCTGAGTCATCAAGCATCATGGAAACGCTAAATAGCTTCATTCACCAGGTGACGGAGAGTAACGGGTGGGATATCTATGACGACCCAGAGACCGAAGACAAAATGCGCTTTATCTATCAAGTAATGAAGAGTGACGGCGACTTCACGATGGAAATGCTTGAATTTATGCAAAACACGGTTTTTCTCAACGTAGCTATGAGTCACTTTGAAGAGCACAGCGGCATCGACAACATTCCAGCACTAGAGGGGGAATCGCTGCGAGTACGGGCACTTGCCGGTATTGCGATACAGATGACATCCCGTATTGAGATGCAAAAGATTGAAGCGTGCCACGATGCTGGCGGCCCGATAGATATTCCGGCAACACTGATTTATATGGCGGCTCCAATTAATAACGACGTGTCTTCACTTGAGGACTACTCAATCAATCTTTGTCCAATATTTGTCGACGAAGACGAGGATGCGTTTATGGTTATTCGAAAGATGCTGGTCGATTGTTATGCACTCTACGGCGAACCAACAATCATCTCCCTTGTGTCGGATACCTATGTTCGTGAATTCAAGAGCATTGAAGAAGTAGTTGAGTTTTCTGGTACAAACCTTGGAGAAGACTTTCTCACTAGGCCCGATAGCGACGTATATCAAGCTGTATCAAGCATTACCTATGGCCATAACGAGCCCATAGTTACAACTACTGCGCAGTATCGCTACTTGGATAACGGGCGTCCTGTGTTCACTGAGCGTCAGATTGACGTAACTAGTCTTGAAGATATAACTATCGACTCCAGTGACCGAGGACTAATCGTTAAGGAAATTCATTCCTTCTTTGAGAGCGTTCTCAACCCTCCGGTTATTTAGTTAGAAAAAATTCTCGAATAGGGGTTGACGTTCTTATCCGGACCCTGTTTAATAGTGCTCATGGATATCAATAACCCACTTAAGGGCATGTTCACTAAGGTCTCACAAGACCCGAACGTGTCAATCGTCACAATCACCCCAGCGATGGCTGAACTTCTCCTGAAGTCCAACACACAAAATCGCCCTATTAGTCGCACTCGTGTTCGCATGTATACGGATGCAATGAAGCGCAGTCAATGGAAAGTCAACGGAGAGTCAATCAAGACCTCTCTCAATCCGCTTACCGGCGAAGTACGCCTGCTTGACGGTCAGCACCGTCTTATCGCCTGCGTAGAATCAGGACTTCCGTTCAAGACTCTTGCCGTGTCTGACCTTGATGAGTCAGTGTTCTCGGTTATCGACCGCGGCAAAGCTCGTGGCAACCACGATGTTCTATCTATGGCCGGCATTAAGGGCGGTTCGCATATCGCTCCTGCCGTGAAGTACTTCATCGTCTTGGAGGCTGGACTTAACCCTCGCAACAGGGACAACCTTCAGCTTGTCAGCGGCGAAGACGTGCTCAACTACACGCGCGAAAACTTTGACGACGTTCAATGGGCATACTCTCACGGTCGCTTGGTTAACTCCGCAATCGGTGGCATCCGTACAGCGTGGATTATCTTTGCTGGAATGGTTGCTAAAGAGCGCGGAGAGCGCGAAACAGTCGAAGCCTTCCTTAACGCAATGGTTACAGGTGAAGCAATGACCGCCGGCGACCCACGTCTTGCACTTCGCAACTGGGTAATCCGCAACGGAGATACCAAGAACGGTGGAGTCACCACTGACAACCTTGCAACCTATATTCGTGGATTCAATTCATGGGTAGAAGGTCAAGAGATTAAGGTGATGCGTCCATGGACATCAATCTCCGAGTGGCCACAAATCTCCACTAAAGCAAAATTGTTCTAATTCAGAACTGCGAACTAGCCCGGCCTCCTAGTGGGGTCGGGCTTTTTTGTTGTACGGGTTGTTGTTTAATAGCTACGCGTTACACTGTGTAACATGCAACAGACAAAGACGTGCGACCTATGTGGTGTCGCTCAAGATTCAGACCCGCAAGAAGGCAACTACATTGATTATGGCTGGAGCTTTGACTGGCTTTCGCTTGGCCACTATGGAGGGTTTACAGACTGCATCCCTGACCGTGACCTCGGCAGCGTAGACAGCATTGCTGAGTATGACTCATCTCCTTACATGGTGCACATGTGTCATGACTGCTGCGTAAAGTTGCTTGATACGTTTCCTGCGTTGGCAAAGATTGCCCGGGTAAACGGCGGCCATCCAAACCGCAACGAACACGACTCAGACGACGGCATCGCTACTCCTCCATGTTGCCCGTACGCGTGGACATGGGTACGCAACAAAGACATTGCTGACTACCGGATGCAGTTCACTACTTATTACGCAACTCCAGAACTGACATGGAAGAAGCGAGAAGAAACCCTCTAACGGGTTAGATACTTGTCCAAGTAAGTAACCATGTCGTCTTTTTCGTGAGCTCCGACGATTACCTTGTCTTGACGACCGTTATTGAAAACGATAACAGTTGGGATGTCCATTACGTTCAGCTCTCTGGCTGTTTCAATCTCTTCGTCTAGATTCAGACGCGCTACTTCAATATCTTCTCCATACTCGGCAGCAATCTGCTCCATGATTGGTTTGAAGTACTGGCACGGTCCACACCATGCAGCCCATACTTGGACTACTACCGGCTTGACTGAGCTGCCGATTAGTTCGTGGAAGGTGTTTTTGTCGAGGTCAATAACCATAACGACAGTATAGGTGTAGTGGGCTAGGCGGGAATTGAACCCGCGGCCAGCACCTTATAAGAGTGCTGCTCTTACCACTGAGCTACTAGCCCGAGTGATTAAGCGCATATTCGAAACTGTGTGTTCATTGTTTAAGTTTTTCTTTCTTATGAGTGGGCCCTCTGGGACTTGAACCCAGGACTGACGGATTATGAGTCCGGCGCTCTAACCAACTGAGCTAAGGGCCCGTGAAAAGACCCCTGAACTAAAGGGGGGCGTGTCCAGGGGTCTCTTCGGTACATACAGCCTAAACGGCTGCATGAGGTCTTATGACTGTTTAGTCAATTCGATGTTTGCAAACTCTACCTTGTAGAGAGCGTCGAATTCATCTGCATAGCGATGCTGAAGCACGAGTGATGCCCGGCGGCGAGCTTCCTGGCGAAGGCGGTTCTTTTCCTTCTGGATTTCCATACGGCGTGCCTTTTCTGCGGCTGGCAGCGGCTTGCGTCCTCGCTTTGACTTTGTTTTGTCTGCGATTATTTCTTGATATTCCGTCATAACTGTTCCTTTAACTTGTTGATGGGGTACAGACACCATATCCACGAAGCTGGTTAATGTGCAACCCCCAAATAAGAAATTCTTTAGATTTGCAATTTCAGTAAATATCCTGTTTAATAGGAGGACCGAAACAAAAGGAGAATACTGTGGCCGCAAGGAATCATGGTACTAAAGCAATCAAGGAGCTCTTCTCGGAGCTGTCTCGCCTTGGGTTTAAAGTGCTTCACGCGAAGAACAATACGTACAAAATCATGCCCCCGGAAGCGCTTGGTGGGCGTGTTTACAGCACCCATGGCACCCCTAAGGCAGAGAAGGCCCTGATGGCGTACTATCGCAAGACGTACGGCATTAAACTCTGATTATGACCCAGGAAGACCGCCGCCTAATTTGGACGCTTATAATGACTCTCAGTGGCGTATACGTGCTGCTGCTCCCACCGCTGTTTGCCGCGCTTGCTGTCGGGTTTAGCGCTTACGCTGCTTACCGCACAATTGGTAAGCCTTAGTTAGTTTGCTGAGCCCGAAGTGGCCGACCAATGACCAATGCCGCCATTGTCTAAGAGGTACTTGGCTACCTTGAGATTGCATCGGTTGTCAAGAAGAACATCAAGAGTCTTCCCACCGCACACGTTCCTGGTCACTGTTCGCCATGACGAGTTGATTTGGAGTAAACCATAATCCCTCGTGCCGTTTGAGTTTTTCTTAGAAACAACTTTTTCTTGACAGCGGCTCTCACGCCACATTATGTAACTAAACTTCTTGACGGGTGTCAAACCGTTTGCTTTGAGTTGCTTTTCCCACTGAGGGCAACTCTTGACCTCCGCGCTACGGAGACCTTGAGAAGAAACTTTTCCGCGCACTTCCGCTGCCTTCACTGAGCTGTTCGATACCGGACGAGTCTTTAGCCATTCGGCCATGCCTGCCTCGGTGTACCTGTCTCGCAATGGTTTACGGGTCTTCCAGTTAGCACAACCCTTGCCCCAATTGCTTGAACTACGCCACCCAATAGCAGGGCGGAAGAAAGGGCGGTTGTTTAACTTGTCCTCAAGAGTACGAAATATGTTCTTTGTTTGATAGCCCAAAAACGCCATGCGGTTACCAACAATAATCTGCTCTTCCTTGGTTGCTTTAGATGGACGAGACGCAAACTGTCGTCCACCGTAGCCTTCCCATACAGACTGAGCCATACCCAGGCCGCCAGAGAAATATCCGCCGTCATTCCATTTGTGATTAGTTTCGCACCAGGAGACTGCCTCCCAAAACTTTACCGAACCAGCCTTACGGGTACGTAATTGCTCAATCAATTCCGGGTGAATCGTACTAGTAGGCATTACCCGTAAGTACCAAACAGAATCAAGAGGCTTCGTCTGTGGACGCTTAACTGGAACGGTTGTTTCAGTTGTTGCATCTACAGCTAGCACCGGTGCAGGTATAAGACCTACAAGCAGTGACGTAACACAAATAGATATAAATAGACGACGAATAGTCATACAGATTCCTTCTGTAGAGGGATAGGGACGACGGGTGGGGCTAAGCCTCGCGGCCCGTACTATGGCAGTAGTGGTATCTGTAAATTATACCCTAGCAGTTTCGGGTTGTCAACTTAAGCTGTAGCTACGCCTAAATCAAATAAGTCCATTATGAGCTTTTGTGCAACTGTTTCTGTTGTAGATTCTGCCGCAAACCCTTCAGTTGCAGCGGTTACAACGTCTCGTTTCTGGGCAATTAAAGAGAAAATTTCCTCATCGATGGTATTTTCTGCTAGAAAATAAATTGCGTTTACGGCGTTTTTTTGGCCTAACCGGTGGCATCGACTATAAGTTTGGTCAACATCGGCGGGTGTCCAGGGGAGCTCAACGAACAAAACGTTAGACGCCGCGGTCAGAGTATGCCCTGTTTTTGCTGCCTGTATTGATAAAACAATTACCGGCGCATCTTCGGTAGACATCTCTTGGAACTCTTGTTTCATTACTTCGATTTCAGCAACGTCCATACCACCTTGAATCTTTCGATTCCCGTACTTCGCTGCGAGGTCGCTAACTATCTCCCGGTGATGAGCGGCTATCACACACTTCTCCCCAGCGTCTTTAAGTGAATCAACAAACTCTTCTACGGCTTTTGTCTTGGACTTTGCGGCCAATCGTCGCAATACCGATATGCGTACAAGGTGCTCGTTTGATTCGGCACGTATCTTTGCTCGCACCGCACTAGAACCAACTGGTTCACCGAGTTCTTTAGCAATCTCTTTAGCGCGCTCCATCACATACTTAACAATGTCGTCTTTGGCTTTCTTGTACTCGGCTGTTGATTTAGCGTCCATCTGTATATAGACGGGCGTATGGCGAACATCAGGTAGCTCTGTAAGAACCTGGCCCTTGGTACGCCGAATATAACAAACCGACCGAAGTGTTTTGTTTAGTTCTTCTAGGTTTGTCGCGCCGTCAATATGCCACTGTCCAAACCTGTCACGGAACGCTCCGCAGTAGCGACGGTAAAAGCCCCACAGTCCACCAAACTTATTCAGTTCCCCAAGTATGTCAAGCTGTGATGCGTATTCAGCTGGCTTGTTTGTTATCGGTGTTCCGGTAAGACATAAAACAAGTCCGTCTTTGTGTGCGGTCTTTGCAATCTTTATTGCACTCTTTGTTCGCTGCGCCGTTGGTGTTTTTGCGTAATGTGATTCATCGAAGATGTAGGACGAATGGTTGCTGAGTTCTTTTTCCCAATGAGTAATGTTGGAATAACCAACAATCAAGTAGTCGTAGCTATCTTTGTCTGGAAAATCCTTACGGTTAACTATTGTCTTCACTATGTTGTCGGGGGCCCACCTGTTAATTTCTTTTGCCCAGTTAAGAACAAGAGTTGGGGGACATACAACAACAACGGGAAACGTTTTGCTATCTGCTTCGTAGTTTGCTTCAACGGTTGCTATGGCCTGCAGTGTTTTTCCAAGCCCCATGTCGTCAGCAATGAAACAACGTTTTGCGTTCAGTGCGTAAGCAACACCAGCTCGCTGATACGGAAG